GTCGTGATCGACCTGGCCGGCATGCGGTTCAAGCAAAAGACGCCGATCGTCATGGGCCACGACTACGGCCTCGGCTCGGTGCTCGGGCAGACCTCGAGCGTCCGGGTGGAAGGCGGCAGGCTGATCGTCGAGGGCGAGATCCTCGCCAACAGCGAGGCGGCCCGCCAGGTCGTGCAGTTGGCCGAGGCCGGCTATGAGTGGCAGGCCTCGGTCGGGGCCGACGTCCGTCGGCAGCAGAAGCTCGCAGCCGACAACACCACATTTGCAAACGAGCGGACCTACCAGGGGCCGCTTCGTCTCGTACGCACCTCAAATCTCCGCGAGGTGTCTTTCGTTGTTCTGGGCGCTGATGCGGAGACCAGCGTCGCTATCGCGGCCGAAGAGGCCGAGGAGCTCCACATGGCGAACGAAGCCATCGAAAAGCCCGCCGACGAGGTCACCACGACCACCACGGCGGAAGTCACGGCGGAGGTCGCCGTGGACAACAAGCCCGCGCCGGATTTCAGCCAGGACATCGAGAGCCTGCGAGCTGAACTGGCCGAAGCCAAGAGCGAGATCAGCAACATGAAGAAACTCGAAGCGACCCGCAACGAGCGGCCGGAAGCCCCGGCTGTCCAGGTCGTCGATAACACGATCACCGACCGGGTGATCGAGGCCAGCTTCGCCCTGCAGGGTGGCCTGCCCGGCGTGGAAGACCGCTACGACGTGCAGACCCTCGAGGCGGCTGACAAGGCCCGTCGGCATCTGTCCCTCGGTGAGGTGCTCCTCGCCAAGGCCGAGGCCAACGGCTACACCGGCCCGAGCAAGGTCAACGCATCGACGCTGCGACCGATCATGCAGGCCGCCTGGGCCACGCATGACATCAGCGGCATCCTGTCGGCGACCGTCAACAAGTTCCTGCTGGCGGGCTTCGACTCGGTCGAGCAGGCCTGGCGGCAGATCTCGGCGGTTCGCTCGGTCAACGACTTCAAGACGTTGACCTCGTACCGGCTGAACGGCGGCTTCAAGTTCCAGCAGGTGAGCCCCGGTGGCGAACTGCAAAGCGCCGATGCCAGCGATGAGAGCCGGACGATCTCGGCCGACACCTACGGCATCATGACCTCGGTCACCCGCACCGACCTGATCAACGACGATCTCGGTGCTTTGACCCAGGTGCCGCAGCGGATCGGTCGGGGCGGTGCCCTGAAGCTGAACGACGTCTTCTGGGCCGAGTTCAACAGCGACGCCAGCTTCTTCACCACGGCTCGTGGTAACAAGAAGACCTCGGCCGGTGCACTGTCGATCGCCAACCTCAAGGCGATCGCCACGCTGTTCCGCAAGCTGAAGGACCCCGATGGCAACCCGGTGGCGATCACGCCTCGGATTCTGCTGGTGCCGGCCGACATCGAGCTCGACGCCGCCGAGATCATGGGCAGCAGCCTGATCCAGAGCGGTGCGACCGGTGGCCAGCCCGAGCGGAACGTGCTCGCCGGCCGTTACCAGGTGGTCAGCTCGACCTACCTGACCTCGGCTGAGGACTACTTCCTGCTGGCCAGCCCTGCTGACCTGCCGGTCATGGAGGTGGCTTTCCTCAACGGCGTGCAGTCGCCGGTCGTCGAGACCGCCGACGCTGACTTCAGCACGCTCGGCGTGAAAATGCGGGGCTACTTCGACTTCGGCGTTGCCAAGGCCGAGTACCTCGCCGGCGTCAAGGCCGACGCCTCCTAATGTTGGCCGGCCGGGCTGGTGGCAGACGCCAGCCCGGCCGGCTTTACGAACACCTGTTTGTCTCTCCTACTAAGGAACCCAACCAATGGCTTCGACTAACTCTTACGGCTCCTACATGGACTACACGCCGGCCTCGGCCGTGGCGGTGGGCGATGTGGTTGTCCTTGGCAGCATCGTCGCTGTCGCCCCTCGGCCGATTGCGGCCAACGAGCTCGGCAGCGTGGCTGTCGAGGGTGTTTTTGACGTGGCGAAGGCCACCGGTGCCGGCACGACCATCGCCCAGGGCGACAAGGTCTACTGGTATCCGACCGGCAGCCACGTCGTCACCGGCAGCACCGGCACGGCGATGGGCTTTGCCACCGAGGCGGCGACCGCTGACGACACCAGCGTCAAGGTCAAGCTCGTCCACCTGTCCTGATAATGAAACACGCCTACCGTCGGCGGTCTGCGGGCCGCCGACGGCCTGGCGTGGGTGGAGGTGCCCGTGGCCGATCTAATCCGCAGTGGTGCGTCGTGGTTGACCGACCAGCTGAAGGCTGCCGCGGGCACCACGATTGCGTACGTACGAGGCGGCAACACCGCCACACTCACTGCGACGGTTGGCCGGTCGATGTTTGAGTCGCAGCTGCAGGGCGGAGTCGTCGAGCAGTGGGAGTCGCGAGACTTCATCATCAAGACCGACGAGCTGCCCTACGGTGAGCCGACACGTGGCGACAAGATCTACGAGCAGTTCGGCACGGTCAGTAACGTCTACGAGGTGGCGACGCCTCGAGGCGTGCCGCTGTTTCACTACGCCGACGCTTTCCAGTCGTGCGTCCGGGTGCACTGCAAACGTATCGAGACCGACGTCGAGTACCTCGTGACCGAGCAAGGTGACGAGATCGTCGTGCCACTGCAGGTGAACTGATGCCGATTCAAAAGCGCGTCAGCGACCTGCCTGCCGTCACCGGCGTCACTGGTGCCGACATGCTCGTGATGTCGAGCAACTCGGCGACCAAGCGGGTGACCGTCTCGCAGATCGGCACCTATTTCACCGCCGAGGGCGTGGCCGGGCCAACCGGAGCTACCGGGCCAGAGTCTACGGTCACCGGCCCGACAGGCGAGCAGGGCGATGTCGGTGCTACTGGACCGCAGGGCCTCTCGATCACCGGGCCGACCGGCGAGCAGGGTAGCGTTGGTGCCACCGGCCCGCAGGGCGACTCGATCACCGGGGCCACCGGCCCGCAGGGTGCCCAAGGTACGATCGGCCCGACCGGCGATGTCGGCAACACCGGCGCCCAAGGCGATGCCGGCCCAACTGGTCCGCAGGGTGCCGTTGGAAGCACCGGCCCGACCGGTGAGCAGGGCCAGGTCGGCAGCACGGGGCCGACCGGCGCCCAGGGCGACATCGGGGCTACCGGCTCGACCGGCGAGGCCGGGCCGACGGGTGCTGCCTCGACCGTTGCAGGGCCAACCGGTGCCGCTGGCGAGCTCGGTGCCACCGGGCCTACGGGTGAAACGGGCGAGGCGGGACAATCCATCGTCGGCCCGACCGGCCCCACGGGTGAAGTGGGAGCCCAGGGCAACGTCGGCGACACCGGCCCGACAGGCGAATCAGTTACCGGCCCAACCGGGCCGAGTTCAGGCATGAGTGGCGTTGTCTCAGCGCTGCTGTTTTAGTGAGGAAACAATATGGCTGCTCCCAACATTGTCGGGCCGACCACGATCACGGCGAAAACGACGTACCTGTCCGGCGTCACCGGTGCCACCGGCACGGTGCTGCTCAACAACGCCACCGGCAGCAACAAGGTGCTGCAGGTGCAGTCGCTTTACTGCTCGAACGTGGACGGCACCAGCAACGCCGACGTCACGGTCAAGATTCACAGCGAGGACGACGGCGGCGGCACCGGCCGGGCGGTCTGCAACACCGTGGTCGTGCCAGCCGATGCGTCGGTGATCATCGTCGATAAAAACGCCCCGATCTGGCTGGAGGAAGATCAGTCGATCGTGGTCACGCCGTCAGCCGATGACGACCTTGAGTTCATCTGCAGCTATCTGGAGATAAGCTAATGCCCTCCGTTGGCGACATCTGCTACCGCCGTGCTGGCGGCGTCTATTTGACGCTGCCGCCTCGCGTGCGTCTGAGCGACGGCACTACCCGCACCGATCCCGCCCAGTATTCGCTGGACGCCGCTGTCATGGCCGACCTGGGCTATGAAATCAGCACGCTCACCGAGGCCGACCTAGCGGCGATGTTTCCACCGCCGCCGCCGCCTCCTGAGCCGACACCGCTGGAGGCTGGCTATGACACCGGCCTCGGCTGGCGGCTGGCGTGGCAGCCCGATGATGTTGCCCTGCTGACCGGGCTGTATGTGCTGGCTCAGCGGGCCGACCAGCTGGGCCTGGTCCAGCCGGTGGTGGTGACCGACACCGAAGGCCAGCAGCATGAAATGACGTTCGCCGAGTTTGACACGCTGATGCTGGGCTATGGTGCCGCAAGGGCCGCTCTGTCCGCCGAGCCGGTGGAGGTGTTGCCATGAGCAGACCGCTGGCAGGGTACATCGGCTACGACGCTGAACCGACGACTGATGCCGCACCGGGCATCTGGACGCTGCGGGAGGCGGAGCTGTATCAGCGGAAGGCACAGTGGCCTATTAGCTTGCTTTTAGACGTGACCCCCAGTGCCGCTGCGGCCTACAGCCTTCGTCTTCTGCGTAGGGCCTACGCGTCCGATGTGATCCTCGCCCGCCGTTCGTCTGACAATGCAGAGCTTGGATTTACGGCGACAGAAATTGCAGACGGCACACTGGCATCATGGGCCGGTGCAAACGACGCTTTTGTAAAAACTTGGTACGACCAATCAGGCAACGCTCGAAATGCGACCATGACAACCTCGGCTAATCAGCCAAAAATTGTGAGCAGCGGCTCGCTGGTGACGGAGAACGGCAAGCCCGCTATGGAGTTTGATGGCACAAGCGACAGCTTTGACGTGCCCGACGCGGCTTTGCCAACAGCGAGCTTCTTTTGCCACGCCGTAACCAACCTAACCTCAAAGACATCGGCGGCAATGATTATTGGTCGCGTTTATAACTTCGGGGCATTTTACGTGAGCGTGAACGCAAACAACGCGGCTACTAACGCAAGCAAGCTGCGAGCAGCCGTCGGCAATTACACGGCATCGACTGAGGCGCCCGCGTTTTCTTCTCTTAACGCAAACGGCGGGCAAAAGCTCTTGGTTGCAGCCTATGACGAAACAAACGTCTCTTCGGCAGTAAACGGAGACGCCTTCAATAGTGCTGCCTTTGCGTCTGCGATTGACTACCACCCGAATGACGATTCAAAGATTGGTGCCTATCAGAGGGCCAGTCCGCTTACGGCGGTCGGCTTTTTTCAGGGGAAAATGCAGGAAATAGTTCTTTGGCACTCGGACAAGGCATCTTCCCGTGGCGTTATTGAATCAGATGTAAATGGGCACTATTCAATCTTTTAGTCGAAAGCGGATAGGTAAACCGGAGCGTCCTCCTATTCACTCATGAAACCCCTGCTCATCAGCCTCGCCGTCGCCGTGCTCTCGGGCCTGATCCTGCTGGTCGCCGAGCTGCTGTCGTCGACCAGCGTGAGCGAACGCGAAACAGAACGCCGCCGGGTCAGCCTGCAGTGGCTCGGCAAACAACTGAGACGCTGACATGCCATTTTTCGCTCTACCAACCGGCGGTGCCTCACCTGTCCTTGTTGGCAACGGTGCCCCGACCGGCTCGCTTGGCAACATCGGCGACCTCTACATCGACCAGGCCAACAGCGAGCTCTACGGCCCGAAGACGATCGACGGCTGGGGCCTGGGCGTCGATCTCGTCGGTGCCACGGGGCCGACGGGTGCCACGGGTGCCACGGGTGCCGACAGCTTTGTCACCGGGCCGACAGCACCAGCCAGCACGCTGACCGTCGGCACGGTGACCACCGGGACGGCCGCCGTCACCATCACCGGCACGGCACCCAGCCAGACAGTGGATTTTGTGGTGCCGTATGTGACTGGGCCAACGGCGCCGGCGTCCACGCTGAGCATTGGCACTGTTACAACTGGCGAGGCCGCCGCACACATTACCGGAACGGCTCCCAGCCAGACGCTTGACATCACGCTGCCGTATGTCACAGGACCGACGGGCGCGCCATCGACCATAGCGGGTCCAACAGGTAATACGGGGCCGCAGGGCGATTCACTGACGGGGCCTCAAGGTAACACGGGGCCAACCGGGAGCCAGGAATACTACGCCACCGGCTCGGCACCGACGCCGATCCTCGAGGGCGCCCTCTGGCTTGACACTGACACCGGCCGCTACTTCGTCAACTACGACGGGCAGTTTATTGAGATCGGGGTGCAGGGCGAGCAAGGTGTGACCGGTCCAACGGGCAGCCAGGGTGAGGTCGGCGCCACCGGAAGCACAGGTGAAGCATCAACAGTAACCGGACCTACGGGACCATCTGGCGGCCCAACCGGAGACGCGGGGCCGACGGGACCATCGGGCATTGACGGCGGCTTTGACGACGCCCAGTCGATCAACGCCCAAGTTACTGGCTACACGCTGCAGCTAAGCGACGCCGGCAAGCTCGTCACGATGAACCTTGCCACCGGCACGATGGAGCTCGTCATTCCAGCCAACGCCAGCGTCGCCTTTGCGACGGGGACGCACGTGGATGTTGCCCGTCTTGGCGATGCCGGCGTCACGGTCACCGGTGCCGCGGGCGTGACGGTCAACGCTACGCCCGGGCAGAAGCTGCGGGCGAAGTATTCCAGCGGCACCTGCATTCTGTATGCGGGCGATACGTGGCTGGTCGTGGGAGATTTGTCGCCATGAGATGCAAGGCTGGAATGCTGGGGGCAAACAGAGAAAACGGCTGGGATATCTCTACAGCCGCATACGTGCAAAGTTTTAGCGTCGCCTCGCAGGAATCAACGCCGACGGCCATGTTTATTTCGGCTGACGGCAGCCACATGTATGTCGCCGGCGATTCGGAAAACGTCAACCAGTACGCACTTTCGTCTGCTTGGGATATTTCCACGGCATCATACGTTCAGAGCCTAAACATACCGTCCTTTGGCGACGCTGCGCCGTACGCTGTATTCTTTGATCCGCTTGGGCTAACAATGTTCGTGGCTCACAATTTTTCGGCGACCGTAGCGGCGATAAGCGAATACTCACTGTCATCGGCCTGGGACATCTCCACCGGCTCGTACGTGCAAAACTTCAACGTGTTTTCTGAAGACGGACTGCCGTACGGCTTGAGTTTCAAGCCCAATGGCCAGCGCATGTATGTGCTGGGCAGGAACAACGACGAAGTGCATGAATACTTTTTGTCGGCAGCCTGGGATGTTTCGACTGCGTCTTTCGTGCAAAGCTTTAGCGTTGCCTCAGAAGACCTGGTGCCTGGCGGCCTGTTTTTCAAGCCGGACGGTTCACGCATGTACGTGTCTGGCAACACGGGAGACGATATCAACGAATACCTGCTGTCGGCCGCTTGGGACATCTCGACTGCGTCGTACGTGCGAAACTTTAGCGTGGCTTCTCAAGACACTTCGCCACAGGGAGTCTTTTTCTCTGTAGATGGCACCCAGATGTACGTCGTCGGCAACTCTACCGACAGCGTCCTGCAATACCAATTGGTGTAAGGCACACGAATGTCACTTACTTTCCCGTCATCGCCATCACTCAACGATGAAACCACCACCGGCGGCCGTACGTACAAGTGGAACGGCGAAGCGTGGGAGCTCGTCGGCTCTGGTATTGCCGGGCCGACGGGAGCAACGGGGCCAGCATCGACAGTCACAGGACCTACTGGCCCTGTCGGTGCCGGCATTTCCATCGTCGGCAGCGTCACCGGCGTGGCTGATCTGCCGGCCGGCTACACGGGAGCCGTGGGCGACTCGTACATCGTGCAGGACTCTGGCAGCCTCTACGCCTGGGACGGCTCGCAATTCAACGACGTGGGCAACATCGTCGGACCAACGGGCAGCACGGGCGCTACGGGACCGGAGGGTGCAGCCTCGACGGTCACCGGCCCGACCGGAGACTCTGGTGGCCTCGGGCCGACGGGGCCTACGGGTGAAGGAAGCACGGGACCTACGGGCGAAGCCGGTGCCACGGGTGCCACCGGGGCTAGCGCCGGCTCGGCGATCGGGCTGATACTAGCCCTATCATGACCAACCACCTCCTCGCCCTCTCCACCTCCTGCTACTACGCCGGCGAACACGACGCCGGCCGGCGGGCCTGCGAGCAGCTGCTCGACCGCAGGCTGCCGCCCAACATCGAGCACCAGGTGCGAGCTAACCGCACCTGGTACACGCACCTGCTCGGCGATCTCTGCGATGTCGCCTACCAGCCGTTCGACATCGAGCCCGCCCACGAAGGCTGGTCGCTGTTCAACCCGACGCTTCTGCCGTACGGCGACCGGCTGTTCGCCATCGTCCGCAGCAGCAACTACCAGATCGTAGACGGCCGCTACGTCATTCCCGAGGCCGACGGCGACCTGATCCGCACGCAAAACATTCTGGTCGAGCTCGACCACCAGCTGCAGGCAACCAAGGCCCGGACGATCAAAGACCCGGACTACGAGAAGACCGGCTACCCGGTGGACGGCCTCGAGGACTGCCGCCTGCGGCATACGGCCGACGGCATCGGCGTCTCGGCCACCGTCCGCAACGTGGCACCGTTCGACGGCCGCTGCCGGATCGCCACCGCCGACCTCGACGTGGACAACGCCGAGTTCACGAACCTGCGGGTGATGGCGAGCCTGCAATGCCAAGAGCACGAGAAGAACTGGATGCCGGCCGGCGGCGGCTGGCTCTACGCCGCTCACCACAACGGGCACGTCGTCACCGTCGATCCTGACGTCACTTGCCGGGATGCCTATCAGCTAATCCAGCGGGCACCGGCACCGCAGCTGGCCAGCGGCTTCCGGGGCGGCGGCCAGGTGGTGCGGTGGCGAGGCGGCTGGCTCGGCATCGTCCACGAGGTGGCCCACATGCCGACCGGCCAGAGGGTCTACGAACATCGGCTGGTCACGTGGGACGATGGCTGGCGGCTGACGGCCTGCTCGCCGGTTTTCTCGTTTCTGGAAACGCAAACGATCGAGTTTGCCGCCGGCCTGGCGGTGGTCGGCGAGCGGGTGCTCGTCACGTTTGGCGTGAAGGACGCCACCGCACACCTCGCAGCGATCAAGGAGGACGACGTTGCCAGAATCCTCAAACCCGTGGCAGCAGACGTTGGCCGAGCGGCTGCGTGAGAGCTGGATGCCGGGCGACTGGTTCAAGCATTCGCCGGTCACCGAGCGGCACTACCTCGCCAAGGCCGAGGTGATCGCCAACTACCAGCCCGAAACGGCGATTGAGATCGGCACCCGCTGCGGCTACTCGCTGCTCGCCTTTCACGCCGCCAGCCCGGCCACCCGCTGGCTGGCAATCGACGGCGGCATGGACGACGACAGCGACAAATGCCTTGAGCACTGGCGGCGGGTGATTGCTCGCTATCAGATCCCGGCCGACCTGATCGTTGCCAATAGCCACGGCATCCGCCGGCTGCCCGCACGGGACTTCGCTCACGTTGACGGCGACCACTCGTTCACCGGCTGCTACGCCGACCTCAACCTCGTGGCTGACTGCAAGGTGATCCTCGCTGACGACTACGACAACCCAGAGGTGGCGGCCGCCGTTGATCAGTTCTGCTGGCACCAACAGCGGCAGAAGGCGGTCTACCACGACGGGCT